GGACGACAATCCCCTGTGACTCGCGACCAGTTCGTGGAGTTCTACAAGGGACCTCGACGTGCCACTTACGAACGCGCTGTTGCCAGTTTGGTGTTAAAACCAATCTGCTCGCGCGATGCCCGTCTTAAAACGTTCGTGAAAGCTGAAAAGATTAATTTCACCTTGAAGGAGGACCCAGCGCCCCGGGTAATACAACCCCGGGAACCCAGGTTCAATGTTGAGGTTGGGAGATATTTACGGCCCATTGAGCACAAAGTCTATGATGCAATAGACGACTTATTCGGATCGCCCACCATTATGAGCAAATACAATTCGGTGCAGACGGCTAACATAATACATGACAAATTCAGTTCCATCTTCGGCTGTGCCGTCGTTGGACTTGATGCTAGTAGATTTGACCAACACGTATCCGAGCAGGCTTTAAAATTTGAACATTCCGTATATGATGGTATATTTAACTCTGGAGAGCTTCGTTGGCTACTCAAACACCAGTTACACAACTACGGGTTCGCCAAAGGGAATGACGGATGGTTCAAATACCAGAAGAAAGGTTCTCGTATGTCTGGGGACATGAATACGTCCTTAGGCAATAAGCTGCTCATGTGCTTGATGTGTAAATCCTACCTAGATGGTCTGAATGTGCCTTATAAATTTGTTAATAACGGTGATGATTGCCTCGTGTTCTTGGCTAGGAAACACCTACCTAAATTAAACACACTTGATCAGTATTTCAAAGACTTTGGATTTAAAATGAAATGTGAACCACCAGTCTTTGAAGTGGAGCAAATTGAATTCTGTCAATGCAAACCTGTTTTGTGCAATGGCATATGGCGAATGACTCGTAACATTCGTACTGCCTTAGCAAAATACTGTACATCAGTCAACCTCGGACATAATATAGAGTTATTCAGAAGATGGTTGCATGATGTTTCAGCCTGTGGAGCAGCATTTAGTGCTGATCTCCCAGTTTTAGGATCCTTCTACCGCATGCTGGGCCGATTTGGCGTAGCAGGTGAATACGAGGGTCATAAGAGTGAGTTTGCGGCGTACAGATCAATGAGCAGAGGGGTGCATATACCCTACACCACACCTGATGCTCAAGGTAGGTACAGTTTCTGGTTAAGCACTGGCATACATCCAGAACAGCAAGAGATAATTGAACAATACTTCGACACAGCTGTCTGGGGCGGCGATAAGCGCCAAATTATCACAAACATAGACTATATTATC